GCAGAAGGAGATTCCGAGTGATCGGAGTGTTCTTCACCTCGTTGATCTCAGCGTTCGTTGTTGTCACAAGCAACGAGCTACGCATCTGGCTTAACGATGCAAAAAGATGGAAGGAGAGGGAACGTGAAGCTTACCGAAATGATCTTCCACCCCAATAAACCCTGCGTGTGGTGCGGACAAGAGGTAGGAGGAGAAGAGCTTGTGCTCCTAGAGTCGGGGGAAGTACGTCCTATGGTAAAGGACCCCGACCACCTGATGTTCGTGCCTGACTGGAAGAAGCCGAAAAGGAACCTGAACCTGTGTATCAACGCTTTCCACTTTCAGTGCTTCTATACCTCGATGACTGAACTGGGAATGGAGTGGGGTGATCGCACGACTGATCGGTACTGTTCATCGTGTACGCACGATTTCCGTACCCCTTTCAGGCACGCACACAGATGCACGATTGGAGAGATAGGACCAGGCGACGTGTTCGAGGCAGACATTCGCATTCCGCGATCGTTCCTTATGTGCGCGAAATGCGTATGCCGTGTGGTCGGGGGAGGAGATGAAGAAGTAGGTGATGCGCGAATATACGCGCACCTAAACACATAGAAAGGAGACAGCATGTCAAAGGAAAGGAAACTCGTGTTCCTTCCTGACGATAGGGCGCCTCTTGTAACGGAAAACAACGTTGAAGAGGTAACGTACTTCGTCATAAAACGCGTGGTAAACGCGTTCTTATGGGAACGTATGAAGGAACACGGGCTAGTCCCGTTCGTCAACATAAGAGGTCCCCTTCCTTCAGGGGATATAGCGATCAACTGGTTTCCTGCGATTGAAGTCGCACAACTGGTTGATCAGTTTACGAACTCCGAAGACCCTCTTGCAAAGAGTCTTCGGTACGTAGACACAATAGAACGTCAATTCCGCGAAGGAGCGGAGGCGATGTTCCGACTCGCAAAGACTCGTAATAACGAGCGTGCGGTCGCACTTCAAGAAGCCTGGGAAAGACAGCGACTTGAAGATGGGTGCTAGATGAGTGCGGCTTCCGGTCCGCGTCGGGGAGACTTCTGCTCAGGCAGCGGTCTTGCCGACGCGGCGGAAGCCGCACTCGGTCCGTTACTCCCGCTCATTGTTAGCCCCAAGACAGTGTCGTGCAGCTCAGGACTGTGCTGCTTCAAACGCTGTAGTACTGCCGGCCGCTCAATTTCAGACAACTTCATAATACGATCTGCTATCTGCCTTGCAGCGTACAACAGATCAACGTTCTGCGCCCCGGCAATGTCTTCGTTCGTCGTGCCCTCTGGATACTGCTGCACCGTACGCAACGTCAAAGGCGACTGTATCTCCTTCGGGGGCTCCAACAACTCAGGATGACGTGGCGCAGGTACCATATCAGGACTCGGCGGTGCCATAGGCTGTCCGCTCTGCATCGCCATCTGGTCCTGCATCATCCCACGCTGCATCTGCGCCTGCGTGGCCATTTGATCTTTCATCTGCTCGTTCTGCAGAGCCATCTGGTCCTTCATCTGCTTGATCTGAACCTTGCCCTGCCACTTAGCCGTAGTCATCTGCGCCTCGCCCTCAACCTCCGCCTCCAAGATTCTCTTCTTCTTGGTGGTGTCGACACGACGCACAGTCTCCTGCTCCATGATCTTATCCTCCTTGGCTGAATCGTAATCAGCATCTGCAAGGAGAGACTCATCAGACAACTTACCTGCCTGGTTGAGCTGGAACAGATACGCCTTGCGCTGCAGGTCGTCCGCCATCTTGAATGGCTTGTACCGCACAGCAATCGGTGCCCACCCAAGATAAGCAGACGTTCGCTGCACCACCCAACGCAACATGCTCAGATGGTCGGACAAGTAACCGAGGAACGTGTTCTCCAACATCCTGAGAGACACATTTGATCCCGAGTACGAAAGACCTCCGAAAATCAACTCGGTAGGTACCCCCATGCCCGCAACAATGTGCTCAGACCACACACGAATTTCCTGCGACAACAGCAACGCTCGACCATCACCGCCTATCGTCTGATGTCCTACAGGAAGCGGAAGAATCGGAATGTAGTTTTGATCGTTTCTCCAACGACGAATCTCGTCAGCGATTTGATCTTTCCATGTAGACAGATTGATCGACGAGTACGGGTCACTCGAAGCTGACCCTGCCTGCGGAAACAGGATACGCAACGGCACAATATGCTCCATCGCGATCGCTTCTTGTGCCTTGCGCAGAACCTGAAGGTAGAACGTGTCCTTCAGTACCGGGAGAATCATCGGAGTCCCCCATCCACGGTCTTTGCCTGCCAAAGTAGGCCGCTTGAAATGGAAGATGTTGTCTTTGCTGAAGACAACCGCTTTCTTTTGCTTCAACGCCTCCATGAACAGCTGTGGCACCGTCTCAACCACAGACTTCTTGCCTATGATCAAATCGTTACGAAGCTGCGTCGGAATCGCGTAGTAGTACTCGTAGTCACCCGTGACCTCGTTGTATCGGATGTCCACGTCCTCAGGGTTCCATCTGATCAAACGAATGTCACGAGGAGCCCGGATGTAATGGTCGCGCACCTGCGCAGGACCACTGTGACCGCACTTCTCACAGTTCCAATGGAACTCGAAATTCATGAAACGATACTGCGCATCCGAAGCCGGCTTCTCGAAACGGCACGACGGACACTTCAACATCTTCACGAACGGATAGAAAATGCTCACCAGCGCATTACCGTAGGTGTAGTAGTCAAGCCCAACTTCGATCTGCACGGAGCGGTACTTGAGCTGCTCTAACAAAAACTTCCGCCACGTATCCTTCAAGTCCATCTGCTCTGTATCGAACAGAACATCCGTGACCGGGTACTCCGCCATCTTGGACACGACAGCATTGATCAAAGGGTTGACGAGGTAGTAGTACCTGCACCAACGGAACATCTGCTTGACCGTCGCAGGTAGGTACGTCTGCCCGATATCAAAGAACGGGCTCGGGTACTGCAAACCTTCGGCCCCTGTACGCCCACGCGTCCGAGCAAAACGCCCAGCTCCATCAGGAGCAGCAGAACCAAATCCAGACATTATGCGTTCTCCTGCGGTACAGCCTTCCTACTTCCACCCGTCACCCGGTCCAACAACTTACCACTCTTCTTCCCCAAAAACCCGCCCGCAGAACCCGCAACCATCCCCGGTATAAAGCCCGCAGGCCCCACAAGATAACCTGCCGAAGAGCCCAGAGAGCCTAGGACACGTTCTGCCTTCCCGGGCCCGCCCTCCTCCGTGGCAGTCGTCATCTGCTTCCCAGCATCGACCGCACTCAAACCGGTAAACACCTTGCCCAAGGTTTCCTGCTTCTTCCAGCCGCTCTTCAGCACTTCCAAAGGCTTCGTCGCAATACCCTTGGCCAGCCCTGGAATGGTCTCGTACCCCTTGGCAAACGACTCCTGCACAGCCGGAGAGGCCCCTGCGGGCAAAACATTCCCAGGGCCTGTCCCGGTCAAGGCGTAACGCTGAGCGTTCCCAAACGACTTTAGACCGGTGGCCGCTTCCTGCCGGCCAGCCCTGGTCACCAACTTCGACCCGAGACCGACAGTACCGCCCAGCAATGCACCCTTCATGCCGCCCCGAAACCGGTTACCTTCCTCGGACATCCTTGCCCCAGCAGCGGCACCAAGCCCCGCACCAATCAACGCCCGACCACCAAAGCTAGACACGTACGAGCCGATGCCGGCTAGTTTGTTCAGCTCCTGTTTGAACGCGACCAATTGGTTGATGTCGATGTAGCTCATAGAAGCTCCAGCTGCTTTTGCATCTGTTCTCGGCGCATGGACAAGTAGTTCCATGCTACCAGCAACTTAGCCACTTGAACATCAACAACATTCTCCTCGAGTACCGGGGCCGCTGTTCCGGTCCAAAACTCAGGGCCGTACGAGCGCAACTCATCGAAACGTTTCTGCACCGCTTTGATCGTGGATGGTCCGTCCACGACCTTGATATTCGTAAGCAGTGTTTCGATCTCATCTTGGCAAAATTTGATCGGTTCGGGGGCGTAGAACACACCTTCATCGACAACAGCCGCTGCAACGAAATCCTGGATGTCCAAGGCGAACTCGGTGTCGTTTCTTGTGAGCGTTGCAATATCCACCGCATTTAGCAGCTGTGCCAAGGATGGTTTCTGCAGCACCCGGAAATCAGGGATGTTGTTATTCAACGCCTGATTGATCCAACAAAACACCTCCCACTGCCTCCAGAAGGAATCAGTGATATGGAGCGTCTTCATGGCCTGAATTTTGGCCTTCACGTGGTCGTGGATAGAGGGGACCCGAAAGTCCTCTTTGATCTCTTTCCACAACGTCTCAGGCGACCATGTGAACCATTCAGTCTTGTACTGGTTAACCAGCAGCACATCCAGAACTACAGGATGGGCATCGTGATGAACCCAAATATTCGTCTTCGTTACGGGCGCGTACCGGGGCTTCTCAGGAGCACCTTCGATCTTGGGCGCTCTCTCTGCCACCGGGTCGGCCGGAACAGGCGGCTCAGAAGGGCCTGCCGTCTCAGTCAGGTAATCAGGGCTGTCTCCGTCCTCCACAGCTGGGAGGACAGGCGCATTATTGGGGTGTGGAGCTGCTGGCTGCCCGACTTTTTCGAGCAGTTCCAGCAGCTCTTCTTCGTGTTTTCCCACACCGCTCCTACTAGATCAAAGTGGACGAGAGAGGGTCCGTGAAGACGCCATTCGTTTTGATCCGCGTGGCAACAACGTCGCCTGCTGCACGGGCAGGAGTCTGGCCCGTCAAAGCAGGCACAGTCACCGTGATGACGGTGTCCGCCCACTGAGCAGTGCTGGTGGTACCAGGCGTATTGAGAGGCAGAGCCTCAACACCTGAGCACTCCACCACATTCTCAGCATAGTTCCCGACTCCGCCAGCAAGCGGGGTCTCAGCAACAGCCGTAATGAGCGAGCCACCTGCGTTGCTGTTCGCACGAACATAACCGTCCGTTTGTGCGGCATTCGCATTGATCGCCGTTGCAATCGCATCGGCCGTGCTTCCGCCCGCTGCCAGCGTGATTACGAGTGCCTTTGTACTCGTATTGTACGTAACCGACAACGCACCAACACCAGCTACAACTTGCGCGGTGATACCGCTGTTGCCTGGCTTTGCGGCAAACAAGGTCACCGTTGCCGCCCCCTCAGTCAGATCCAGAGTATCAAACGTCTGTCCCTGCAAGAGGTTGCGTCCTCGAAGGACAACGTTTCCACCAGCCGCAGCAGGCAGAGGAGCGTCAATCCAATCGAGTTCTGGGAAGCCTTCACGACCCTCAGCATTCTCAAAGCCTTCGTCTGCGTCGTTACGCAGATCGGCGATTTCACCACCGAGGTCACTGCCTCGGAGCAAATGGGCCCTCTTTCCGCGCTGTTCTCCAAAAGACTTACTCGTCATGTTCGATCTCTCCTTTTACTGTGGGCAACAAATCCGGGTGATTATACGCTTGTGGTCCAGAGGGAGAGAGTCAAAAACCTGTGTCGGGTTCTCGACCATTGAATCGGCCAACTCCCGGCCAAACATTTTAGCGACTGTTTCGCGGTTTTCGAGAGCGCCTTTTTTCAGCTGCTCCTCAACGATACGGTCGTTTCCCTGCTCCCAAACCCATTCGGCCTTCTTCTCGAAACCGTAGGTAGAGTACCAGGGATCAAAGATCCCGTTGTCCCAGTGGTTCGACAGACCCGTCTTTTCGTCAAACTGCCGCAAAGCCTCGCAGAGCACATCCGGCGTAACCCCCGCGTACTTATCCATCATGCCCTGGAGTACCCCGCGCTCAGGCGCGTCGCTGGCCCAGTACTGCATACGGTTCGCAACCGCCACTTTGATCTCCCCGTCCGGGGCAAAGTCCTGGCCGGCGTACTTGCGGATTCGGTCCGCCACCATCACCCCAAGCTCGTCTGCTCGAGCAGCCAGCTTCACACAGTACTCCCGCCGCTCCTCTGGGTGCAGCGTGTTCCCGTGGTCGTCAAACCAACGGCTTGCCTCGAGGACTTGACCGTACGAGTCAATTGGGAATCGGGCCGACCCCTCCTTGACCAGACAGTACCTCTGATGCGCCTTCTTCACCATCTTGGGACGCGCCGTTTGACCCGTCACATCAACGTACAGAGCGCCCGCAGTTTTCACAGACGAGTAAGGCATGACGTCAGAGCCGCTTAGATCTGCCGCTTTCTC